AGCAGTGCTTGCCTCCACCATGGCAGCACACCTACCCACCACCAGGGCAGCACACCTACCCACCACCAGGGCAGCACACCTACCCACCACCAGGGCAGCACACCTACCCACCACCAGGGCACCACACCTAATGAATGCCGATTAACCCGGGTTCATACAGGCGAGGCCGTGCAGATCGAATGCCGATTTATCCCAACTCACAACAGCAGCGGCCAACGGCTACCAGGTCGCTCTGGGTCCCTCCCTGGGAAACCGGGCTACCGGGGGCGGCGCCGAGCCCGGTATTCGAGAAGTTTCATCCGCTCCCATGGGCACCCCACAGCTAAATTGCTGATTCATAAGGGGTTTCACGAACGGCGTTTTTTCGGAATTCAGCTTTAGGCGCCTCTAGCACGCGAATGACGTGCTTCAGCCGTTCATGTTGCACGCGAGTGACGTGCTTCACGGCAGATGTTGTTGCACGGGAGTGACGTGCCACAACAGGCAAAAAGAACCCGGCATAAGCCGGGCTAAAGAGGGTTTCGGTTGTTACACGTCAGTGACGTGCGGCTAAGATTTGTGGAGTAGAAAATTGAGTTTCCCGATTAGGCAAATCCAATCGCCGTTGCCATCCCGGACGGTTTGCTGAAGAGGTTTGGCAGAATCACACGCCCATGCGAAACGACCTCGCTTCCACCAGTACCAACGCATCTCAGTTCACCGCTTCCAGCAACTTGCTGCCGGCCTTGAATTTCACGGTGGTCTTCGCCGGCACGTCGATGTCTTTCCCGGTTTGAGGGCTGCGCATCGTGCGGGCTGCTCGGACCACTGAGCTGAAGCTGCCGAAGCCGACGATCCGTACTTCGTTGCCGTTGGACAGCTCGGTGACCAGGCCCTGCAGAACGGCGTCGACGGTACGCGCAGCGTCTGCTTTGCTGCAGCAGGTTTGATCGGCAATCGTGTTGATCAGGTTTTGCTTGGACATGGTGTTTCTCCGTTGGGGATGTTGCGGGTTGATTGATTAGCGGCTCAGCAATGTACCTATCGCGTAGTAGGTTATTACCATCGAGACCAGTTGCAGGAGGATCGGGGATTTCATGTTGCAGAGTCCGACAACCCCCGCGCAGGTTATGGCAATTCCCGTGTGCATTTTGCTCATTTGGCGACGTGGAGCGGATCGAGGCGTCGCCCGAGCCAGAGGCCGGCCCCGGCATACTGGTGAGCCTTGTTGAGGATTGCTGAGCGACCGGCGTTGGACATCAACACCACACCCTTGCGAGTACGCTTGTCGGCAGCATCCTGAATGCGCTCAGCCTGGATCGGGTCTGCCGGATTGCGCAAAGCCTTGCCGGTTGGGCGCCGGGCAGCACGCGGAACAAAGCGTTCTCCCACTATGGAACCTGAGAACATCGAGGCCAGCGCCATCATCGTGCTGGTCAGTTTGCTTTTGGTAATCATGGTGTTTCTCCGTTACTTGGGTTGGTGTTCAAATCAGTTCATCAAATTCGTCAGCTTCAGGCTCGGGATTGGCCAATTCGGCACCCTCCGGTTTGCTGTACAGCTCAATTTCGTTGCGACCTTCACGCTCGAGCACATCGCCCAGCAACTGGGACCCTTCGTGCCACTGGAAGACCGCAACTTGGAAGTTCCCCTTGCCCTGGCTGATCTTGGTGCTCAGCAGCTTGGCCAGCTCGATGACGGTCATCAGATAAAATCGTCAAAGTCACCCAACTCGGGGGTAACCGGATCGACGAATGAGTTGCCGTAAAGGACCGCTTGGAAAAGTGCGATGCGATCGTTTTTCTGCATCAAATTTAGCCGCTTTGCTACGCAGGTGGCCGCTAGGAATCGGCGGTGGAACTCAGCGTCCTGCGTGATGATCAGGTTCAGATCACGCAGGCTGAATGACTGGAACGTCCCCTTTCCGCCGAGGTGATCTGCTGGGTCGCAAACCTCGCTCCCGTCAATCCCAAACCCCTGGTCGAGCAGCTCGTTAAACAGGCCGTTTTGCTCGGGGGTGATCAGGATCAAAACGTCCTGATCGGTATCGGTAGGAGCTGGGCAACAGGTGGTCCGACTACCGACCAGCGTCAGGCTGACAACCTTGCTCCGCAGACTCCCAATCAAACTATCCATCTCAAATACCCTCTCTGAACCCACTTTCTGGCCCCGCTGAGGGGCCGCCATTCAATTTTCTCGCTCCACCCCTGATCACCCTACAGGGTGGGCCGGCACAGACCCCTTAAACGCGGCTGTAGACGGCATCGAACTTTTTGACACTGCGACGGGTGATCACGGCAACCGGGCGAACGTAGACCACGGGAGGTGTCCGGCGAGTCATCGGCACCGTGCAGCCCATCATCGCGTCCAGATCGGTAGCTGCAGCCAGCGCTTTGGCGTGCCGGTGGGTTATCTCGCCGTCGGGCAATGCCCAGCCGCCGGTGGCGTGAACCGGGATTGTTGCGTTCCCAAAGCGAATGTCTTGCTGCTCCATCGGTTTTCCCTCGTTGCGGTAGGTGGTGCGCCGCTATCCTGTTGACGAAGCGGTTCGTGGTGCGCAGTTTGGCTCCACGTTACTGTGTTGTCAACTGTCAGTTGAATAGTAATCGAGAGGTTGAAATGAAAATTCTTGCTGGAGCACTGGCAATCCTGCTGCTGGCCACCGGATTCATGGGTTGGCGGCTCAAGGTTGCTTGGGAGGATGTGGCCACAGCCCGCGGGGATGCCCAGCAGGCGCAACAGGTCGCGGGGGAGCAGCGCCAGCAGGCCGAACTGCTCAACCAACGCCTGGTGACCCTGGACAGCACCCTGAAGCTCGTTGCCGCCGGCACACAGGCCAACAGCGAGCAACTGGATCAAACCGTCGACGCAATCGACGCAATCGGAAAAACCGAAGGAGTTCCCCATGACCAAAGTGTTCTGTGCCTTGACGTTCGCGTGCCTGTTCAGCTCGATGAGCGGCTGCGCTGATCAGACCGTGATCACCAAGACCGAGTACCGCCAAGTCTACGTCCCGGAGAGTCTGCTGCTGGACTGCCACGTTCCGCAGTGGCAACCCGGAGGGTCGTACCGTGATCTCGCCGTGCTGGCGGTGAAGCGCAAGACCGCTCTGGATGACTGCAACCTTCGGATGGGTGCCGCCCGGCGCTATCAGGCGGAAATTCGGGCTTCCGAGGCAAACCTAATGACTAATCCTTCCGGTGAGAGAAGTCATTAGGAAAGTCATTAGGAAAAATTGTCTTATAAATCATACCCTTACCCTTAAACCTAATTACTAATTACTACTAATGACTAATAATGAGTCTTATACATGAGCGCGCATTTTTGTGATGACGCACCCGGTGTGATGACGACGTGATGACACATCACACATTACGCACACATATAGTAGAGTTGTTTCATATTATGTGATTAGTAATTAGGTTCTGCTCTAAGTCCATGATTTATAAGGAGAATTTTACTAATGTGAACCTAATGACTTCCAACAACGTATTAGGTGAACTCCGATTTTTCCGATTTCGCAGAAAAAGGCAGACAAAAAGAAGCCGCCCTAAGGCGGCCTGAATTCCGATTTTTCCGATTTCGACTGAATTCCGATTTTTCCGATTTCAGCGTTTTTTGCGAATCGGGATCACGTTGTCCATCAGTCCGTCCAAATCATCCAACTCTTCGTGTTGCTCGATCGCCCTTGTGACCCTTTCACGCGCAATTTCCGTCAAACGATAGTCACTGGTCAGCAAACCGAGGTCCTGTGTCCAGATGCTGAGGCACCGTGTTTGCCCCCCAATCCAGAAAGTGGTCGCTTTGGCCTTCACAAAACCGAACGGTTTTAGGAAGTTGGCCACTGCCCGGCTGCGCAGAGCGGGTGCCATATCCTTGCGATCGAGCACGGTGCGGAAGCTGTTCCACACCAACAACTCGGGTGTGATGGTAGGGTCATCGCGGCTGTCCAGCATGCTCTCCAGCAGTTGACGTTCGTCGCTCTTACCGTCCTCGGCCATGATCTGTTTGAAGATGGTGTCCGGTGCGCGACCCTGCGGGTCGTAGTTGTCGCTGAACTTGTACTTGGCGAAGGCTTCGACGAACTGCCCCGGACGGCTGTGAATGTGGTCCCACAGGTCGCGGGTGTAGATGCGACCCTCAGCGGCCAGCAGGTCGCGGTGCCATGCTTTAACCTCGGCGTTGGTGCGGAAGCGGGTGAACAGCACCAGATAGCGGCTGTTGTCTTCCTCGAGCGGCAGGCAGTCCTCGAAGTTGGTGGTCAGGTACAGGTTGCAGAAGTTCATCACCCGCTCGGTGTCGCGGTTCATGCGGCGGATCGGGATCACGCCGTTGGTGATCACCGGCTTCAGCTTGTTCAGCACTTCGTGCGCGTCCTTACCCGGCATGCGAATTTCTTCCATCACGCAGAACAGGCGCTCGTGAGCCCAGCCGTTGAATTTTTCCTTCAACTGGTCGGTGCCGATCAGGCTACAGTTGTGGGCGCCGACTAGGCCGGTGACCAGATCGCTGATCATGGTTTTACCTTCGTTCTCCGACCCCTTGATCAGCAGCGCGTACTTCAGTTTCTTCTCCGGGAACAGCACGCAGTGAGCGATAAAGTCCATCACCATGGCCCGGTGTTTCTTCTCCGGGAACAGGTCGGTCAGCAGGCGTTTTAGCAGCTTGACCCCCTCGTTGCCTTTGTAGCCGCCGCTGGCCACAACACCCGGGCGGAACGAATTGACGAACAACTGACCCTCGTCCTCAAACAGTGCCGGTTTACCGGGGTAGAAGCGGCTCTTGTATGGCTTAGGGATGTCGAACACGGACAGTGCTGCGTCCGCCGGCTGGATGATGCTCATGCCGGTGTTGGTCAGGCCGAAGCGCTCGCCCGCCTCGACAGCCAGTAGACCGTTGAAGCCTTCCCGAGGAAGGGTCTCCTGAGTGTCCATGTTGAGGAACTTGTTCTCGGCGGCCAGGTACACCCAAGGCTTCATCCAAGCGGGTAGTTCTTCACCCTTCGCTTGATCACGCAGGTTCTCGAAAGTCGGCGCCAGCATCTTCCGGGCGGTGGCCTTGGTGATCTTCTCACCGGTCAGCTCGGTGAACTTCTTCTGCACGTCGGCCGACACCAAGTCACGGTGCAGCTCGCGGAAATCTGAGGTTGGGAATGCCCGGATGATCTCTAGCCGGCGGTCGAGGTCGTCCAAACTGGTGGCCTTGGCGATGCTCAGGCGCACGCGGCGCAGCACCAGCTCGATCGAAGCGCCTTTCTTGGTGGCAACCGGGTCGCCGATCAGCTCGTCGACTTCACCCTCATCTTCGTCGTCGAAATCGTCACCCAGCGCATCGAGCGCATCGAGCATGCTGCGGTTCTTCTCTTCGGCGATCTCAGCTTCGACCTCGGCCAACATCTCGCGCACTTCTTTGCGCTCGAGCATGAAATCACTCATCGCCAAGTAGGATGGCCACTCCACCGGCGACAGGTTGTCGGTGTCGTAGTCGTCGTCGAGCTGGCGGAACAGGTGGATGCGCCCCAAGTCGAAGGTGTTGTGCTGGCCAACCGCCGCATCGGAGCCGTGATCGGAGTGAATGAAGGCGTCGTCGTAGACCCGGACACTCGGTGCGCCGGTGGAACCTGCCGGGAAGTAGCGATCGCCGGAGGCGCTGTACACGTCGCCCAAGAACTCTTCGATGAAGTCATACGGCGTGAACGCCCGGTGCACAGCTGCGATGATCGGCGCCTGGGTCTTCTTGTCCTCCGGGTGAGTCATCTTGCGACCCGGGACATAAACGCTGACGTTCTCTTTGGCTTTGCGCGGCCAACTGCTGGCGTCGTCGTCCGGGTATTTGGCCAAGGCCACGTCCGGGTTGAAGAATGTCCCATCGACGGAGGTGAAGTGGTAACCCTGATCGGCGCTGACTGACGGAAAGTACATGCCCTGTGCGGGTGTGTAGCTCTCGCGGGCCACGGCGGTCATAGACTCGTCCAGCATCTCAGCTAAGTAGCGCGCCACGGGCTCGTATTCAGCCGGAGTGACCTCGCGGGACAGCGGCAGCAGGATACGCATCTTCGGCGCGTCGTCCGTGTGCGAACGGGTGCTGTGGATCAGGTAGGTCATGCCTTGGAACGCCGGCAGCGTGCCCAGCATCTCAAAATCGTCCCACACCGACTGGCAGTGGTCGTCCAGATCGAGGTTGACGATTGAGCGGGAGGCCAGACTGTCGTCCTTACGGCGACCGTCGTTGCAGCGACCGCCGAAGAACAGGCCGGTGTTCTTGCTGTGTGCCCGATCCTTCGGCAGCATCGACTGATACTGGGCGCTGGTGATCTTCCGGCGGGTTGGTTCACGGAATAGGTCGACGATTTCGGACCAGCTCGACTCGCGTGTTTCAATTACGCCCCGGTCGGCTGCTGTGGTGCGTCCGTAAACGAGGTTGCGATCTTCGATGCTCATGCAGCACTCCCTTGCTTGGTGGTTACCGGGTCGAGCAACTGCAGCTTGAGCAGCTTGAGCAGGGAGTCCGGGATTGAGGGGCCGTGTTCAGACCTCCACATGCGGACGGTCTTCGGCTTGCGTTCGAGTAATTTTGCGACATCGGCGATGCGTAGCTGGTTGGCGGACATGATGTCCTTCAGCTCGATCGTATTGGGTAGAGGTGCCACAGCGACTTCCTTATGTGTCCTAGTTATAGGACAAGGTTACGCTTGTGCAGAGGGGGAGTGCAACAGCCGGCTGAAATGACAACCGACTGTTGAATCAGAAAACGAAGGGGTGGAACTCGGAGATAGCTACAGAGCAACCGGGAAGCGCGACAATTTTTGTCACGAATTTTGGCGGAATCTTTTTTTCTTCGATCCAGCGATAGACGTACTGGTGACTGATGCCCAGTGCCTTTGCCAGCGCGGGGATGCTTCGAGTGCCCTTCTCGTTTGGAGGGCACGCCTTCAGGAGTAGGTCGTGCAGCTCGCCCAGCTCCTTATAGCGGCTTGGTTCGTTGCTCATTTTGGGTGCCGTTCATCTGTTTGTGGAATTGCTGCCATCATAGTTATCTGTATGAAAATCGCGCAACCGATATTTGCGACACGAAGCAACACGCAGAATAATTTTCAACTGACAGTTGACAACTCAAGTCGTGGTGAGGCTAAATTCGTCCCACGCCGACCAACACGGTTCGGAAAACGCCAACACTGGAGAACACGATGGACTTGAAACTTACGATTGCACTTAACCCGGAAGCACTTTCCGCCATTCACGACTTGACCGCAGCGATTCGCTCGATCGGCGGCGCGGGTCAAACCGCAGCCACAGCGATCAATGTGCTGGGTGCCGCTGCCGAAGAATCCAAGGGCACTACTGCTGACGAGGGTCCGTTCTTCTGGGCCGACGAGAGCACCGGCTTCTTCGGTGAAGCCCCTAGCCTGGCGGCCTACAACAAGCTGAAGAAGAAAGACGCAGGCGTGTACCGCATCACCGACAGCATCCACGCCAGCAAGGTTGAAGCGCTGCGTGAGAAAAACGAAGCCGATGCTGCTGCCAAAAAAGCTGCCGACGCTAAAAAGGTCGCCGACAAGAAGCCCGCAGCCAAGTCCAACGATGACGCTCCGACTGTCGAAGACCTGATCGCGGTGTTCTCGGCCTACCTGCCGAAGGACCTCGATGCTGCCGAGCGCAAAGTGCGCCACGGCTTCGTCAAACCGTTGCTCGAGCGCTTCGGTGCGGCCAAGGCCAGCGAACTGGCTGAAGAGCATCGTGCTCTGGCGATCAACCTCGTCCAGCGCAAGATGGCGGGCGACGACATCGACCCTGCTGACGCTGAGTTTGAAGCGATCGACGAAGACGGTCTGGTCTAAGTCACTGGCGGGAGCCTTCGGGCTCCCCACTGGAGAACGATGTGTCTGAACACCACCGATTGAGCCCTTCTGATGCAGACGGTTGGATGGTTTGCGCTGGCAAGCCCCGCATGGAGGAACGGTTCCCAAACGAATCGTCCGAGTTCTCCAGCGAAGGTACTGCTGCGCATACCCTGCGCGAACGCTGCCTGACGACGGGACGTGATGTGCAGGAGTTCGTCGGCGACACTATTGAAGCTGACGAACTGTTCTTCGAGGTGACTCAGGATTGGGTGACTTGGCTTCAGCCCGGCATCGACCGCATTCGTGAGGCCAAAGGTTTCACTTGGACGTTCGAGTACCGGACTGAGATGGACCCTTGGATTCCCGGCGGCTTCGGCACCCTGGACGCCGGCGGCATCTCTGCCGACCTGATTGTCATTGACGATCTCAAATTTGGCCGGGGCATCGCTGTCGACGCTGTGCAGAACAAGCAGCTTATGATTTATGCACTCGGTTTTTGGATGAACTACGCCCGTCACAAGACCAAGGCGAAGAACTTCCTGTTGCGCATTGATCAGCCGCGTGTCGTTGGCGGCGGGACCGAGTGGGAAGTGACGCTGGACGAGCTGCTGATCTTCGCTGAGCAGGTTGCTGCCGCTGCGATCGCCACCCTCGAACCTGACGCGCCGCTGCAACCGAGTGTGAAGGGCTGCCAGTTCTGCCGGGCTGCCAAGAACACTGCCTGCTACGCGCTGGACCAGTTCTGCTTGGACCTGATGGGCCTGAACCTCGAACACCTGGATGCCCTGCGCACCAAGGAGCCTGACTTGACCACTTATGACCAGCTGACGCCTGAGCGGCGCAGCTACCTGCTGAAGCACACTGCGCTGATCCGCGGTTGGATTGCCAACTTCCATTCGGTTGCGTTGGACGATGCGATCAAGGGTCTGCCCGTTCCCGGATTCAAGGCTGTTGCGACTCTGGGTGATCGGAGCTGGCTTAGCGAGGAACAGGCTGAAGATTTCTGGAAAGGCAAGCTGACGGCCAAAGAGATGTACAGCCAGAAGCTGAAGTCTCCCGCCCAGATGGAAGCGGTCGCCGGCACTCGCAACTGGACGAAAGCCCAGGAGCTGATTCACCGCCCTGAAGGCAAGCCTGCGCTGGTGCCTGTCACTGACAAACGGGATGCACTTATCCCACTGCTGGACCTGCTGGATGATCTACCTGACGACGACCGGGATGTCCTGGCCGCCGACCCAACTGTCGAAGAATTCGACGATCTGATTTGACCCCGGAGTAATTGAAAATGGCCGAAGCACGCCCTGATGTAGTTGTTCTTCAAGCAGTCCGCCTGTCCTTCCCGAAACTGTGGAAGGCCGAAGCGTCGACCCCGGACAGCGCGCCCAAGTTCGGCGCCAGCTTCCTGATCGACCCGACGACCGACACCGGCAAGGCGAACATCAAAAAGATCGAAGCTGCGATCAAGCACATCAAAACCAAGACTTGGCAGGAAAAGGCCGAGAAGATTTACAACAACATCGAGGACAAGCGTAAGGCTTACCGCGATGGCGACAGCGCCACCAACGCAGAAGGTGACGTGTATTCGGGCTACGAGGACATGATGTATGTGTCCGCCAGTAACCGTAAGCGTCCGCAGGTGCTGAACCGCGACAAAACCCCGTTGACCGAAGAAGACGGCGTGATCTACGGCGGCTGCTATGTGGATGCCGTGGTCAGCTTCTACGCTGTGACCAAGAAAGAGCAGGGCGGCAACGGTCTGTTTGCCACGATTGAAGTTGTCCGCTTCCGTAAGGACGGCGAAGCCTTCGGTGCTGGTGCCGTGGACGCAGACGACTACCTCGAAGACTTGGACGACGATGACGACGACATGATCTAACGGTCGGCAGAATGGATAAAGGGCGCTTCGGTGCCCTTTTTCTTTTCAACCATTTGTGGAATAATCCACGAACATTTGAACTATCGACTTGAGCTGAGTATATGAAACCCAAGAAGAAGGTCGTCCTCGACGTAGAATGTTACAAGAATTACTTCATGGTCGGCGTCAAGAACATCGAGACCGGCAAGGTGCTGAACTTCGAGCTGTATGATGGCTGCTCGATGGACCTGCAGACCCTGGATAAAGTCATCCGCCAGTGCCAGGTGATCACCTTCAACGGCAACAGCTACGACATGCCGATGGTCACGTTGGCCTTGTCTGGCGCCAGCACCATAATGCTGAAGAAGGTCAGCGACCAGATCATCACGCGCAACCTGAAGCCCTGGAACTTCGAGCGGGCCTATGGCGTGCGCATCCCCAAGATTGATCACGTCGACCTGATCGAGGTGGCCCCAGGTCAGGCCAGCCTGAAAATCTACGCCGGCCGGGTGCACGCGCTGAAGATGCAGGACCTGCCGATCGAGCCGGATGCGCTGATCACCGATGACGTTCGCCCCATCATGGTCTCCTACAACAACATCGGCGACCTGCCGGCCACCATCGCGCTGCACGCCGCCCTGATCCCGCAGATCGAGCTGCGCGAACGGATGTCGAAGGAATACGGGATTGACCTGCGCTCGAAGTCGGACGCCCAGATCGCCGAGACCGTGATCAAGGCCCAGCTCGAGAACCTGACCGGCATAAAGCCCGAGCGGCCAGAAGTGCCCGAGGGCACCACCTTCAAATACAAGGTGCCGGCGTTCCTGAGCTACACCACCGACACCATGAAAGAGGTGCTGGAGATGGTCCGCAACGCCGACTTCGTGGTGACCGACACCGGCGGGATCAAGATGCCAGATGAGCTGGCCAACGCCAACGTGGTGATCGGCAACTCGGTCTTCCGCATGGGCATCGGTGGGCTGCACTCCAGCGAAAGCTCCGTCTTCCACATTGCCGACGACGACACCCTGCTGCTCGACCGCGACGTGGCCAGCTACTACCCGGCCATCATCCTGGGTCAGGGCCTGTACCCGAGCCACCTCGGCCCCGACTTCCTGACCGTGTATCGGAAGATTGTTCAACAGCGCCTCGCTGCGAAGGCCCGCGCAGATGTGCTTCGCGCAGAGATTTCCAAAATAAAAGCCCGCATCAAGGAGCTTGAAAATGGCCAATAAAGAATATCACCCACGAGGCGTGCCAATTGGGGACTTCGCTGCTAGGCAGCACCCTTTGTATGCCACATGGGCGGCAATGCGTGATCGTTGTTTGAACCAAAACTCCCCAAACTACGAGAACTACGGTGGTCGCGGCATCGCCATCTGCGATCGTTGGGATCATTTTCGGTTTTTTGTTGTGGACATGGGTCTCAAGCCGGAACGATCGCTCACCATTGAACGTATCAAAAACGACCTTGGTTATGGCCCTGACAATTGCAGGTGGGATACCCGCTCCAATCAGTGTGTTAACCGCCGAAAATTCCGAAACAACACGAGCGGTGAAACGGGCATCGTGGCGGTTCGTGGCGGTCGATTCTCGGCGCAATTCGACTATATGCACGAACGCTTTCAGGTTGGTCGCTTTTCCACGTTAGAAGATGCCACCTCTGCTCGTTGCGCCTTCGTGGAACTCTTCTTCACTGACCGGGAGCTGGCGATTGCGTCTTTACCGAAGCAACCCGCTCGCTTCGATTCCACAACCGGGGTTCGCGGCATCACTCCGCACGCCGATGGTGGGTTTATTGTTCGTGTTACTGAGGATGGTGTTCGTCGCTATCTTGGATATTTCAAAGAATTTTCGGAGGCAGTAGATGAGCGAGCTAAATTCCTTACACGCTGAGTTGGCGAAGCTAGAGCTTGAACTTATTGGTGTTGCAGCTGAGCGCGACGGAAAAAAAGTGGCGATCAATGGTAGCTTCGGAAAGCTGGGCTCCAAGTGGTCAACCCTGTACTCCCCGGACCTGATGATCCAGGTGACGATCACCGGCCAGCTGGCGCTGCTGATGTTCATCGAGGCGCTGGAGGAAGCCGGCATTCCGGTGGTCAGCGCCAACACAGACGGTGTGGTGTTCAAGTGCCCAGCCTCCCGCCGGCCCGACGTGGACGCGATCGTGGCCACTTGGGAGAAGGCGACGGGCTTCGAGACTGAGGAAACCCGGTACAAGGCGCTCTACAGCCGTGACGTGAACAACTACATCGCCATCAAACCCGACGGCAAGATCAAGCTGAAGGGGGCCTATGCGCAGGCCGGGCTGCAGAAGAACCCGACCAACGAGATCGCGGTCGAGGCGGCGGTCAAGTACCTTTCCCAAGGTGTTCCGGTAGAAGAGACTGTCGGCAATTGTGGCGACCTGACCAAGTTCGTCACGGTGCGTCAGGTGCAGGGCGGCGCCATTCAGGGCTACAGCGACTTTAACTCGAAGGCCAAGGTCGCCGAGAAGCTGGCGTGCCTGACCCGCAACGGCTGGTCGGAGTGGCCGCAGAAGGGTACGTGGACCAACGACGACTTCACGCTGTCGATGAGCCGTGAGGACGCCTACAAGCACTGCGGGAAAGTGCGCGACCCCGTGTATCTGGGCAAGGCGATCCGCTGGTACTACGGCATCGGCGAGACCCGCGACATCCGCTACAAGATTAACAACAACGCTGTTCCTCGCTCCCGCGGCGCCGTCCCGGTGATGAACCTACCGGATGAGCTGCCCAGCGACCTGAACTTCGACTGGTATGTCCGGGAAGCCTTCTCCATCCTGCGCGATGTCGGGCACCCGAAGTTCCAGTACCACGACCAGTTTGAAGACCTAATTTAAATAACAGGAGAGAGTTGTGGCTAAAGAGAAAATGTTCGTCAGCTTCAGCGGTGGCCGAACTTCTGCCTATATGTCTTGGTGGCTGAAAGCAAATATGAGTGATAAATACGAATTTGTATTTCTATTTGCCAATACTGGCCAAGAACATGAAGAAACTTTAAAGTTCGTGCAGCGTTGTGACGAGGCGTTCGCTCTAAACTTGGTTTGGGTTGAAGCTAAAGTCCATCACGGCGAACGTAGAGGGACCACTCACAAAATTGTCGACTTTAATAGCGCCTGTCGTAAGGGTGCACCTTTTGAGGAAATGATCAAGAAATACGGCATACCGAACACCTCGTACCCTCACTGCACACGCGAACTCAAGTTAAACCCTATGTATTCTTTCATCAATGAGGTTTGGCCTGAGAGAGACTACTTGGTTGCTGTTGGTATTCGATCGGATGAGCAGAAGCGCCGTCGAAAGGATGCTGAAAAGGCAAAAATTGTTTACCCGCTGATGGATTGGAACCCTGTCGACAAGCAGGATGTGAACAGTTGGTGGGAAGAGCAATCTTTCAATCTTCAACTTGAAGAGTATGAAGGCAACTGCGTTTGGTGCTGGAAGAAAACTGACCGGAAGCACTTTCTCAATTTGTCCAGAAACGTGACTAGATACGCATTTCCTGACCGGATGGAGCAACTATATGGTCAGTCTGGATCGGGAGATCAATCTCGCGTCTTCTTTCGTCAAAATCGCTCAACTCGCAACTTGATCGGGCAATTGCAGCTTATGAATCCTGATACGAGGATGGGTTCTCGTGACGATGAGGACGCAGGTTGCTCGGAAAGCTGTGAAGCCTTTGGTGCAGTTGAGTGCGGCGGAGTTGAGTGCGGCGGTTGCGATCTCATAGGGACACTGCGCTCTAGCGGGGAAGGCGACTCCCACATTGTTGACTACGACGCCATGGCCCTCGACCCACTCATTTGACTCATGTTTCAACTACTTACGGAAATTTCTACCAATGATTGAAGCGCCAATTGAAGACTGGGCATGTGATGAGGCCGAGAAAGCCGGCTGGCTGGTTCGTAAACTCAAATGGGTAGGACGCCGGAGCGGTTGCGACCGCTTCTTCGCCAAAGACGGCCGCGTGCTGCTGATCGAGTTCAAGCGCCCAGGCGGCAAGCCAAACCCTGGCCAGGAGCGCGAGATTGCTCGCCTACAGGCCGCTGGCGTCGAGGTGCATGTGGTGGACAACCCACTGGCCGCTTTGCGCATACTGGAGGTGGTCTATGCGCCCGTATAGTGATCTGCGTGAAATCCAGCACGTCGCAATTGAGCGGGCGTGCACTCAACCTGAGCTGATGCTCGGCCTGCAGATGGGCTTCGGGAAATCCATCATCACCCTGAGCGCGCTTCGCCGGCTGCTCGACACCTTCCAGGTCAGCCATGTGCTGGTGATCGCCCCGCTGCTGGTGGCCGAGGAAGTCTGGCCAGGCGAGATCGAGGCGTGGGAGCACACCAGCGTGTTGGACTACGAGGTGTTGACCGGGCCGCCTGACCGCCGGGAACAGCGCGCCCGTCGCCTTCCAGAGATCAGCATCGTCAACACTGAGAACGTCACTTGGTTGGTGGACTTCTGGGGCGATGACTGGCCCTACGATTGCCTGGTTATCGACGAGATTTCCCGGTTCAAGAACCCCTCGAAGAAGACCAAGCCGACCAAGGTGGCCATCCAGAAGATCGTCGACGAGACGCTGCGTTCGCTGCCAAAGGGGACGCTGCCCGAGGACGCCGAGCTGGCCGTGGCCAAAGCCGTGAAGAAGGCTCAGCGCAACCCAACCCGCTTCGGCGCCCTGTGCAAGGTGCGCAAGCAGATTGATCGCGTGATCGGGTTGACCGGCACTATGGCGCCCAACGGCCTGCTGGACATCTGGAGTCAGTTCTACCTACTGGATCAGGGTCAGCGGCTGGGCAGCACGTTCAACGCCTTCCGCACCCGCTGGTTCGAGAGCGACTACATGGGGTTCAAATACTCAATCCGCTCGGGATCGTTCGAGCAGATCGTGGAACGAATCAAGGACATCACCGTCAGCATGAAGACTGAGGACTATGCGGACATGCCGCCGGTGCTCCATAACGTCCTGAAGGTGCGACTTCCAAAAAAAGTGATGGACCAATACCGGAAATTTGAGAAGACCTTACTGCTTGAGGAACACGACATCGAGGCGGTGAACAATGGGGTGCTGACGGGCAAACTTCTCCAATTGGCGAACGGGTCAGTCTATGACGAAAACGGGGACGCGATCGAGGTCCACAGCCTGAAGATGGATGCACTGGATCGGGTGATCGAAGAGGCTGCTGGGGCTCCGGTTTTGGTGGCCTACAGCTACCAGTTCGATCTGGAAAAACTGCGCAAAAAATACCCACATGCTGAAGTTGTAGGCGAAGCGCCCAATCTGCAAAAGCGCTGGAACAACAAGGAAATCTCGATCCTGCTGGCCCATCCGCAGTCGGCAGGCCATGGCTTAAATTTGCAGTACGGCGGCCACGTCACCGTCTGGTACGGATTGTGCTGGAGTCTGGAGTATTACCAGCAGCTGAACAAACGCCTACACCGCCCGGGGCAGACCGAGACGGTAATCATCCACCACATCGTCGCGGAGGGTACGGTAGACGACCGTGTGATGGCTGTTTTGCCGGAGAAGGATGCGACTCAAAATGCCCTGGTTGAGGCCACCCTCTACCGTCCGGGTGCATAATTTGCATAGCTGCCGGGCTTGACTCGAACAGATCACCCAAATACCCATTCAACAATCAGTTGAAATTAACAGGAGATTGGATTGGGTGACAAAGGCTTTGCGAAGCGGCTGAACACGGCCTGCGACGGGCATCCTCATATTCCCCCGTATGGGTTTGGCAGGCAGACTTGGATCAAGGAAAAGCTCGACGTAAGTCACGAAGCTGTCCGCAAATGGTTCACCGGCGAGTCCCGTCCTCGCCCGGTCAAAATGAAAGACCTCTCTCGAGCACTTGAGGTCGATGAGGCTTGGTTGGCGCTGGGTATCGCGCCAGACATGCACCCCAACGAACGGCGCGCACGCAACATCGCAGCCGAAGGTGCCGTACACACGGCTATGGGACTGGTTCAGATGAACGGTGGGCATTGCGCCTTCCCTGACGATCGTGACCCACGGGCAGCATTCGTCGACTTCTACGCGATCATCCGCGGTCAGCAGATGGCCTTCCATATCAGCCTTGCGCAGCAGATCAGCGAAGGGCAGTACAAGTTCGTGATCCCCCGAGAGTTCGACCAGTGCACGATCGTCGGACTCATCCACGTTTTCCCGCTCAGGGTTCACGCGATACGGATGAACTTCGACCTGATCGAAAGGCATAAGGTCAGGCGTGGTGGTTACTTCGAGGTGACCGTGAGTAAACGTGATAGTGAGTATTTCACCGGGTCGGACAGCTGGCCCCGCATGCACAACCTGAACAACTTCTAAGAGGCCATGATGGAATGTCCGTGGGTCGCCTTGCGCGACGTGGTGAAGCTATTCGGCGTCACCTATGAGACTGCCAAGAACCGCATTTACGCAGAGAACTTCCCGGTGCCAGTGCGCCGGGAGGGCAAGCTGTTGGTCGTCGACAAGGCTGTGCTGGAACGATACTTTGAGGAACGACGCGCTGCCGATATGGCGCGTTTTTCTTTGCTCAGCGATTCAACTAAGAGGTGAAAATTCAAATGAACATTGAACAGTTCCGTAAGGCCGCAAACCTCACGGGCGCACTGGCCGAACGCTGGTTCGCTGAGATGGCCGAAACGATGGATGAGTTCGGGATCAACACTCCAAAGCGCCAAGCAGCCTTCATCGCGCAGATCGGCACCGAGTCGGCGGGGTTCACCCGGCTGTCCGAGTCGTTCAACTATTCGGTCGAGGGTTTGGTGGCCACGTTCCCCAAGCGGATCACTCTGGTGCAGGCCGGCGCACTTGGCCGTAAGCCCGGTGAGAAGTCTGTCCCGCTGGATCGCCAGGCTGAAATTGCCAACCTGATCTACGGCGGCCGCTACGGCAACGACCGGGACGACGGCTGGCGGTTCCGTGGCCGCGGCCTCAAGCAAGTGACCTTCCGCGACAACTACCTCCCCTGCGGGGAAGCGCTGGGGCTCGATCTGATCGCTTCCCCCGATCTACTGCTGGTCGACATCAACGCGGCTCGCTCGGCCGGCTGGTTCTGGGAGGCCAACGGCTGCAATGACTACGCGGACGTGAACGACATCGAAGGGCTCACGCGCCGTATAAACGGCGGGCTTAACGGTTTGGCTGACCGTAAGTTGCGCTGGACAACTGCGCGTTTGGCTTTGGGTGCCTAAAGATTCAACTGACAGTTGCAGATGCAATCGGGGGTGGGTTACACTCGCCCTCGACAGCCGGAAAGACGGTCCCGTAGCGCAATGCGGGTTATGAAGCCCTGATGTCAGTCAGGGGTGATGTGCAGACTGACCCGTGCACCTCGAAAGAGGCTGCATCAACCAAACTCGAAATTAGACACTTGGGGGTTGGTGGTTCCATGACAGCCGGAAAGACGGCCCAGCAACCTCGAAAGAGGCTGCATCGGACTGAGCCATTGCACGGAGCGCGCTCCCCCAGCGCCGTAGCCGTGATGACGGTGGTTCAGCCCGATGCAGATGTGGATTAGGAGCGTCCCGTAACTTCAGTGGCCACTGAATGGGAGGCGGACTGCCCAGAGCAACCCGGTGGAACAAGTGCTCGGATTCTGGATTCCAATTGTGGCCAGCCCACCTTCTGCGTCAACCCTTCACGCCACATCCCGATGCAAACTCTCCGGCTTCAGGTGGGTGTACCGCCTGAGCATCCGCCAGTCAGTGTGGCCTGAAACGATCGCCACCTGCTCGACGCCGTACCCGCGTTCAAAGAGCCTCGATATTCCCTCGTGACGTAAGTCGTGCCAACGCAGGTCCTCGAACCCGGCACGAATGGTGGCCCTGTGCCATGCGGCGCTGATCGAGTTTGGATCGTAGGGGAATATCTCGGGCTTCCACTTCATCTGCCGCTTGGCGATCTCGAAGGTCTCACCCAGCAGCGGCACGGTCTGGTGGTTGCCGCGTTTCTTCTTCGGGTGCTTGCGGTCGCGGATCACCACGGTTCGATTGGTCATGTTCAGGTCGGACCACTGGATTCGCACCACCTCACTCAGGCGCATGGCGCTGCCCACGGCAAAGGCTATCAGGTCGTCCATCGGCAGGCTCGACTGCATGCTGTCCAGCACCTGCTCAATCTCGTCGTCGCTGATTCTTCGATCTCGCTCGATTGAGCGGCCGATCAGCCCCATTGAAGTCATGCCCTTGCGGCCGCGGTTCCATTCGTCCCAGTTGGGTCGCACGCCCCAGAAGGTGTCAGCGGTTCGCAGCACCAGCCCGAGGAAGATGAACTTCTGCGCCAGCGTGCTCGGCGCCACGGTGTGCCCTTTGGCGAAGCCCAGCATCCAGCTGGCGTCCAGCTCGGAGACCTTGGTGCCGCTCACCTTGCGCTTGAGCGTCCGCATGGTGGCGGTGTGCGACCGCTGCATGGGCTTGATTGGTAGAATTTCGTCGATGTAGCGCTGGATCAGCACACCGAAGTCCGGGTCTTCCTTGACGAACTTGCCCTGCTCCAGCTCAGCCTCACGCTCGCGCACCCATCGCTCGGCCAGCACTTTCTTGCTAAAGGAGGCGGACAGCGGCTTGCGACCCGCCATCCTGATCTGAGCGCGCCAGTTATCCCCGCGCTTGACGATGGTGGCCATGTTCTCTGTCCGTTCTTTTTGGTGCAGTTGACGCGGCGTGCGTGGTGCAGTTGGTGGTGCAGTTGTAAAATGACGGTTCGAGGAAGTAGAGGTTTTTCAATGGCTTGGCAAACGTCGGAAGTGATACAGAATGGCGCTTCGTGCGGGACACTGCACCAGCCAAAAGCCGAGCAACTTCAACGGGTTGTGAGTGATTGGAGGTTCTGTACGGCCCCCATGATCGACTGGACAGATTGAAAATAAGTCATTGAAATTGCTTATGAATTTCCTTGTAGAAGGGCGATGGTGCAAATTTGGTGCAGTTGAAGCTGAGCATTTAGACCCACAGAGCAGAATTTTTTAATACGTCGTGCCATAGTCCGCCCGTTGGGTGGGGGTGGTGATGGCTTACTGGTGGGTATCGCAAAACAAGACCCATTCGCATGAGCGCGAAGGCGGTTATCTCTGGGCACCGAAGCGAAACTCAGACGGCGTGGAGTTTCACCACTGGACGAACATGACTCTCGTTCGACCAGGGGACGTGATTTTCTCCTATGCCGAGCAGGCCATCGGAGCTGTTGGGGTCGCAACTTCGGCAGCCTACGATGCGCCACAGCCAGCAGAGTTCCGCGAGACATGGGACGCCGATGGTAGGCGCGTCGATGTGACGTACCGCGAGGTCGCGCCGGCCGTACCGCTGAATACCTTTGTCGAAGAACTGGTGGGCTTATTGCCTGACCGCTACTCGCCAATCACGCGAACCAAGACCGGCGTCCAGGGCTACCTCTTCGGCATCCCTCCGAAGGCAGGCCAATTCATCTCAGAGCGGTTGGCCGTTGTTATTCCGGTTGAAGAGATTGTCGAGGACACCCTTAAGCGGGTGATACCGGACAAGACGACCCGCGATGCCCTGGTGAAGGCGAGGGTGGGCCAAGGGAGATGGCGCGATGACCTACTTCGCTTTTGGTCAGGTCGATGCGCGGTCACGGGTCTTCAGGTTGAGAAGCTGTTGCGTGCTTCGCACATCAAACCCTGGCGTGACTCCGACAACCAGGAACGACTCGATGTTTTCAACGGGCTGCTCTTTGGTGCCAGCTACGACGCAGCGTTCGACGCAGGTCTGATCAGCTTTGATAGCGAGGGTAAGATCATCATCTCGGATCGCCTGCCAGCCGGTCAGTTAGACGCGGCTGGTATCAAGACGGATGCTGTACTGAAGTCGCTCGATGACAAACACCGCGGCTATCTGAACCACCACCGCGACAGCGTGTTCCGTTAGTCAGCCGATCAACTCAGCGACCATCGCTTCCCAGTCAGAGTTGCTAACCGATCGGTTATCGTTGACAGGCACAGGTGCTGCGCGGCCAACAATGGCTAATACCCGGCTCGGGACAAGACTTGCATAATCGGGGTTCAGCTCACAGAGAACTGCACTCCGCTCGTTTTTTATTGCCACGCCAGCAGTGGTGCCGCTGCCGCCAAACGGATCGAGGACAGTGCCGCCGACCGGGCAACCGGCCAAGATGCACGGCTCGATCAGGTCAGGTGGGAAGGTGGCGAAGTGCGCACCTTTGAATGGCTTGGTGCTGACTGACCAGACGCTACGGCGGTTGCGTTTCCCGTCTTCTACACGCTCCCTATCGCTACTACGCCCCAGCTGGTGTTCTGCGCTCTTCCCGCTGTTGAACTTGGAGCCTGCCGCACCTTTCACAGCGTCTTCCTTGACCGCCTCGCCGTCGAAGTAATAACGCGGCGACTTGCTCAGAAGGAAAATGTACTCGTGCGCCTTGGTGCAGCGGTCGCGCACGCTCTCCGGCATCGGGTTCGGCTTGTGCCAGATGATGTCCTGGCGAAGATACCAGCCGTCAGCTTGGAGCGCGAAGGCCACGCGCCAAGGGATGCCGATCAAGTCTTTGACCTTGATCCCGTCGCCGCCGGCAAATCCCTTAACCTTGTGCTGCTCGGAGACGTTTTTCCTGCCTTGCCGTTGCGAGGATTCACCGAGCTTAGTGTGGCCTCCAGTACTCGCGTAGCTGTCGCCCAAGTTCAGCCAAAGTGTTCCGTCATCGCGCAGCACGCGGCGTACTTCGCGGAACACGGAAACAAGCGCTGCGACGAACTCGTCAGGCGTCGGCTCCAGTCCGATCTGCCCATCGACTCCATAGTCACGCAGGCCGAAGTACGGTGGGCTAGTGACGCAGCAGTGCACGGATTGGTTTGGCATCTTGCGCATCGACTCGACGCAGTCGCCGACAAAAATTTCGTACTTCGGTTCTGTGGTTGACATACCCTTTCCTGTTGGGGCGATTAGCTCGGCTTTCATTGTACAAAATTGCCTCTAGTATATTCAACTATTTGTTGAATATAAAATCATCTGTTCCTGAAATTACTTACCATCACACCCACGATTCAGCCAGAACACTCTCGATCATCTTCGACCACAAAAAGGCAGGCCACCTTTTGTTCTTTCTGGTGCAGTGGAAACTTGGCTGTTGGTGCAGTTGCTGGTGCAAGCGGAAAATGCCCCCGAGTCGAATCTCAATGGTTTCAAATGGTTAGGAGTGTTAGAGAGTTGTCCAAAAAATGGGCATTGTGCATCGTGTTTTTGCGTGCTGCACCAGCCAAAAGATAAGGAATTTCAATTGGTTAGTGACGCTTGGCGCTTCTGTTGTGCCCCCATGATCGACTGGACATACCCGATTTTTAGCGTTGTTTTTCCACAATAAAAAAGCCCCTTTCGGGGCTTGGTGTAAATTTGGTGCAGTTAGGGTTTGCCATTCTCGGGCATTTATCGCCACCTGTTCGATTTGTTGGCTTTGCGCTGGCCTTTGCCGTGCGGCACGTTGTTGTAGTTTCTGCCGGTAGACGGCGCAACACACTGAGCCAGCGACATGCCTGAATGTGCCAGCGACAGCATTATTGCCGACGCCATTAATTTACGGCTCATTCTGCGCACCCCGCAGCTTTGGCGCGGGATTTGGCGCAGCGCGCCCACCCTAGCCAAAGGACTTGGACTTGGGGAACCGCGTATACCTCACGTAGCCCGGGTTCTCTTGAGACATCGTAGCCCCGACTGCCCATATCAGCCTCAAACAACTCCCGCTCCTTCGCCTCGTCAAACGCATGGCTTGCTAGGTGGTCGGCGTGCAGGACGTAATCCCCATAGGCAACAACCTCCATTGATTGCTGCGCAGAATGGTAAGACTGTGCAATTTCATACCGCTTAATTGGCGCGCTCATTGGCTGTCTCCTTTTGGCGCAGGCGCTGCGGCTAGCCAGTCGCAGATGCGTTCTGCTAGATCTCCAGCACCCATCTTATTGCTTCCGTCGATACCACGGATAAAATTAGACAAATCGTCAACGGCCGGCACGACCATTGCGCGGGGCTGCAAGGCGCTGACGATGCGGCTATCTCGGCCCGTGCACGCCTCTAGCACACGGAGAGCGCGCTCGTTAGCTTCGTCAGCAGTTTTCTGTGCTGATAGCGCTCTGTTTAGCGAATCGTCTGCACGGCGCATTACCCATTCCCTGTCATCAGGAATAGGGGCGGGCGTGGCGAGTAGCGGCCGCAACTGGTCGCACAGGCCGAATATCTGCGCTTTTGCTAGGCGGTCTATCGCTCGCTCAAGCAACTCCCGATCTACCAGCACTTGGTTATTCATCTTGGCCACCTTCTTGGTCGGCAGCGTTTAGGATTGCGAGCAAGTCTTCACCCTGCTGGCTAATTTCCCACATCGCCGGGCTGCGCTGTTGACGAATTAACAGGCCAAGCTGAGTAAGCAAATCGAGCCAATGGCGCCCAACGTCGGTCGCCTGCCCATCAGAAAAGCATGCCTCAACTCGCTTTAACTCACAGATCACCTTTTCTGCAAACGCTGGCAGCTCAGGCATCACCACTCGCGGCTTGGCTGCTGGGGCGGCGTAGATGGGGGCAAGGTGCTCATACGGAGTGTCATCACGCCATTGTGCAAAGTGATCTACACCAATGCTCAGATAAGTGCCGTCCCAAGCAACTTCATCCCGGAGACGGAGTAAGTCTTTTTTGTTTATATACCCGACCGGCACCTGTTCGCGCAGAGCGGCGAGTTCTTCAGCGAGTAGGCGTATCGTTGTTGGCGCGTCAACACATGCGTACCCGGCGATGTTGGACTGCTCCATTGCGGCGTCGTACCACCCCTTAACATCAGCGAGTTTTAAGCTGAGATGTTCGATTTCATGGGCCATCGCCAGCACCAGACCATCTCCGACTAGATCGCGCCAACGTTCGCCGTTTCGCAGCGCGTGGAAATCGGCCCCGTTGTCGTGGATGACCGTGTACTTGCCACCTTCTAGTTCGATTCTCGTCATTTTCCAAATTCCTCAGTGGTTGTTCGTGTAACCGGATGGTACACCCGCCTGCAGATACTATTCAACTATTTGTAGAATACTTGACGGATAATTCGCTTAGTAGTTGAACACTAACCTCTTGTCCGGGCAACATAGCCAACCGGAGGATTCATCTGTGACCAAACCAATCAGCAAGCCCCGCACCCGAGCCAAACCACCGGCCCGCAAAGCGCCAGCACCGAAGCCCAAGGCTGCACCGCTCGAAGAAGACGACCTGATCGGAGGCAACCCCGAAGACGATGAGGTGATTACCGACGACTTGGCCGAGGTGTACGGCGGGGTGAGTGCGCATTGGCTGGCCCAGATGTTCGGCGCCGACAAAAACACGATCAAAAAGAAGCTGGCATCCTCGGGCATCGAGATTGTGGGTCGGCGAAACGGCGGCCCCCTCTACCGCCTGAAGGACGCTGCCGCCTACCTGGTCACGCCGAAGGTCGATCTGGTCAGCTACATCAAGAGTCTGCGGCCGAACGATCTGCCGCCGATGTTGAACGACGCCTACTGGGGCTCGATGCTGAAGCGCCAGAGGTGGGAAGAGAACGCCGGTGATCTGTGGCGCACCGCCGATGTGCTCGAGGTGCTGGGCGACCTGAATCTGGCCTTCCGCACCACCGTGAACCTGTGGGTCGAAGAGGTTGACCGGATCAACAGCCTGACCGCCGAGCAGCGCGTCACGATCAGCCAGAACGCCGACAAGCTGCTCGATCAGGTCTACGAGATGCTGGTCGAACTGCCGGCCAAACGCAAAACGTCGAACACCTCGGTCGAGGATGGGACGATGCCCGATGGTGACGAGACGGGGGCTGGTGAGTGAGGTTCCTGACCCTTGAGCAGTTGATCGCAGCCACGGCCAGTGGTGTCCGCCCACCCGAACGTCTGACGGTTGCCGAGGCAGCCGAGAAGTACCGCTATCTGAATAACCCCGGAAGCTACGTCGGCTATTGGGACAACTCCATCGCCCCTTACCTCGTCGAGCCCATGGAGACGCTGAGTAGCACTGACTACCTCGGCATGATCTTCGCCGGCCCCGCAAGGTGCGGCAAATCGGACATGTTTTTCAACTGGCTGACGCACACGGCCATCTGTGATCCAGCCGACATGATGCACGTCCTGATGACCATGAACGTGGCACGGGATTGGAGCCAGAAGGACCTACGGCGGGCATTCCGTCACTCCAAGGAACTGGGTAAGACGGTGGCCCCCGGCCGCCACAACCAGAGCACCCACGACATTCGCTTCCTGAGCGGCATGCACCTGCTGGTCAAGTGGCCAACGATCACCGAGCTTTCGGGTAAGACGGTTGGGCGCAACTGGATCAGCGACTACGACCGCATCCCCGAGTCGATCGACGGTGAGGGTAACGCCTACGACTTGACGGCCAAGCGGGCCACCACCTTCCGGCGCAACGGCATGACCGTGGCCGAGTCCAGCCCAGGCTTCGAGATCGAGGACCCGAAGTGGGTTGCCCGGACGAAGCACGAAGCGCCACCCACTCGCGGCATCTTGGCGCTCTACAACCGTGGCGACCGCCGGCGCTGGTACTGGCGCTGCCCGCATTGCGTGACCCCGTTCGAGCCCGACTTCAACCTGCTGCAATACCCGGACAGCGCGGATCACGTTGAGGCGGCCGAGGCTGCTGTGATGGCCTGCCCACACTGCGGCGGCATCATCTGGCACGACGGCGAGCACGGTGTACCCGGCAAGAATGAGCTGAACCAGATCGACTTGGGTAACGCCAACTGGGTGCGCGACGGTCAGATTTGGACGCCTCGCCAAGCACTCGAAGCCAACAACCGGGGCGTCATCGAAGGCACCCCCTACCGTTCCGACCAGGCCAGCTTCTGGCTGAAGGGGCCGGCGGCCTCGTTCACCAACTGGCGCGACTTGGTGCTGAAGTACCTCAAGGCTGACGAAGAATATGAACGCACAGGTAGTCAAGAGTCGCTGAAGACCACCGTCAACACCGACCAAGGTCTGCCGTTCAAGCCTCGTGGGATGGACGAGGGTCGCAACTGGGAGGACGTGAAGTCCTTGGCCAGCGATCTCGGCATCCGCGTGGTGCCGCTGGGCGTGCGTTTCCTGCTGGCCCTGATCGACGTGCAGGCGGGCCGCTTCGAGGTCCAGATCGTCGGCGTTGGGGTCGGTGGCGACATGACGGTCGTCGACCGCTTCGCAATCAAGAAGTCTGCCCGGCTGGATGAAGACGGTGAGCGCGAGCGCGTGAAGCCCGCCACCTATCTCGAGGATTGGCACCTGCTGATCGAACATGTGATCCTGAAGTCCTATCCGCTGGGCGACGGCTCCGGCCGGCACATGCCGATCAGGATGGCGGGCTGCGACTCAGGTGGTGCTGCAGACAAGAAGAACGACAGCTCGACGACCAAGGTAGCCTACGAGTTCTGGCGTGCGCTGCGCGACTCGGACGGCACCAAATTCCCAACCGGGCTACACAACCGCTTCCGCCTGCTGAAGGGTTCGAGCAACAAGTCGGCTCCGCGGGTGCAGCTAAACTACCCCGACAGCGAACGTCGTGACCGGACGGCTGGCGCCCGCGGTGAAATCCCGGTGCTGATGATCAACACCACGGCCCTGAAGGATCAGCTCAACAGCCTTTTGGATCGCAGAACCCCAGGACACGGCAAGATCAACTTCCCCAACTGGCTGCCCGATGAGTTCTGGCAGGAGATGGTGGCAGAGGTCAGGACGAGCGATGGCTGGGACAAGATCAGCCCAAGGAACGAGGCTTGGGACTTGCTGGTCTACGCGATCGCCATCTCGCTGCACCGACCGATCAAGATCGAGCACATGGACTGGGAAGATTGCCCGGGTTGGGCGGCCGAGTGGGACGATAATGATCTTGTATTCAACCCCACGTTGAAAAGTAATCCCAACGCTGGACCCAAGGTGAAAGAGATGACATTGGAAGAATTGGCTCAGGCTTTAACCTGAGTTTCAACTTTCAGTTTGATATGCCGCTTTCGGTTGATATACGATTCATCGGAATTTCTCTGATTTCATTCTGGAACCGCCGACATGGCTGACCTCGCAACCCGTCTTGCCGAAGCCGAGCAGGCTTACCACGACCTGATGACGGGTCAGTCTGCCGCTGAGCTGCGCGACAGCAACGGCGAGTTAATTCGTTTTACGCCGGCTAACGCCGCCCGTTTGCTGGGCTACATCGCTGGCCTGAAGCAACAGCTCGGCCTGATCACGCCCGGTTCCATGTCGCCCGGGAGGGCCTGGTTCTGATGGAAGTTATCCAAGAGCCTTACGTTGACCCACTGATAGGCGCCGTGCCGCACAAAGAATTGGCTATGGGCGGCGCCTATCAGGCTGCCGACCGTTACTCCAATGAACTGGCCATGTGGTCCCCGCCGCTGCAGTCCGCTGACATGGACCTGCTGCCGGGCAAAACCATCATGGACGCTCGTGTGCGGGACACCCTGCGCAACGATGCCTATGTGCAGAACGGCGCCCAAATCCAGAAGGACAACATCGTCGGCGAGATGTTCTTGCTGAACGCCAAGCCGAACTGGAAGGTGTTGGGTCTCGATGAAGTCTGGGCTGAAGAGTTTCAGGAAGAGGTCGAAGCCAAGTTCACCCTGTACGCCGAGTCGATCCGCAACTTCCCCGACGCCTCTCGCAAGAGCACGCTGACCGGGCTGGTGCGTCTGGCTGTCGGTGTGCACGCGATGGCCGGCGAAGTGTTGGCCTCGGTCGAATGGATGCGCAACGGCTACCGCCCGTTCTCCACGGCGATGCAGTTGATTGACCTCGATCGCCTGAGCAACCCGAACGGTGAGATGGACACGCCCCTGCTGCGTGGCGGTGTGGTCCGCGATCGCTTCGGCGCACCTCAGGGCTACTGGATTCGTCAGGCGCACCCGCACGATTTCAACGACCCGGAAGGCTACACTTGGAAGTATGTGCCGGCCACCCGGGGTCAGGTCACCGGCAACGCGGGTTGGGATCGTCCACAGATGATCCACATCATCGACCAGCTCCGTCCCGACCAGACCCGCGGCATCTCGGCAATGGTCTCCGCGCTCAAAGAAATGCGGATGACCAAGAAGTTCCGCGACGTGGTGTTGCAGTCGGCTGTGCTCAACGCGACCTACGCGGCCAGCATCGAATCTGACATGCCCGCTGACGTTGCCCTAGCTCAGGCCGGCGGCGGCGACTTCAACGCTGTGGCCAAGTACGGCACCTCCTACTTGGGTGAGGTGGCCAAGTACACCGGCAGCGCTCGCAACTTCCAAATCGACGGCGTGAAGATTCCGGTCTTCTACCCGGGCACCAAGATGAAGCTGCAGAACGCCGGCACTCCCGGCGGCGTGGGTTCCGATTTCGAGGCGTCCATGCTGCGTTACATCGCGGCAACCCTCGGCGTGAGCTACGAGCAGCTGAGCAAGGATTACAGCAAGGCCAACTACAGCAACCTCCGGGCTGCACTGGCAGATACCGATCGCCGGATGCGCGTGCAGAAGCGTCAGGTGGCCGATCGTTTCGCCACCACCTTCTACCGCCTGTGGCTGGAAGAGGCGTTGAACGCCGGCCAGATCACCTCGATGCCGAAGAAGTCCCCCAACTGGTACGACGGTCTGAATCAGGAAGCCTACAGCGCCTGTGATTGGATCGGCGCCAGCATGGGTCAGATCGACGAGCTGAAGGAAACCCAGGCGGCCGTGCTGCGCGTCAACAACGGTCTGTCCACCCGGGAGGGCGAATTGGCCCGCCTCGGCAAGGATTGGCGCGTCGTCTTCCGTCAGTTGGCCCGTGAGAAGAAACTCGCGGAGTCCGAGGGTCTGGAGTTCGGCGCCGACAAGAGCAGCCAGAACATGATGAACGCGGCCAGTGGCACTCCAAGCGGCACCGGCGACAAACCACGCAGCGCCGATAAAGAGGAAACCACCGATGAGTAACCTGTTGGCTGCTCGTTTTGCCAATGCCCCCGTGATGATGGGTCTCGAGAAAGCTGAGTGGTTGAGCAGCTGTCTTGCCTCGGTCAACGCGGAAATGGCTAACGTCGCCGCGATGGAGGCTACTCAGCCTGCGATGATGCAGGACGACTACTGGCCTCAGTCCGATAGCTGGATGGCGCGCTACCGCCCGTACATCGTCAGCAACGGCACTCTACTGATCCCAATCAAGGGTGTGCTGCTGCACGACTTCGGCTACCAGCTCTACGACTACGCCACTGGTTACGTTTACATCCAGAAGGCGTTCGAGCGCGGCATGACCGACCTTAACGTCCAACGGATCGCAATGGTGCTGTCGTCGGGTGGCGGTGAAGTTGCAGGCTGCTTCGACGCTGTAGACCGTGTGTTTGCGATGCGCGGCGACAAGCCAATCCAAGCATTCGTCAACGAATACGCATACTCGGCAGCATACGCATGGGCGTCGGTTGCCGACAAGATCACCATGACCCGGACTGCCGGCGTGGGCAGTGTCGGCGTGGTCACCTCGCACATGAACGCTAGCGGCGCGATCGAAAAGGCCGGCTACGAGATGACCTTCGTATTCGCCGGCGACCACAAAGTCGACGGTAACGGTTATCAAGCATTACCCGAAGCCGTCAAAAACAGGATGCAAGTACGCATCGACGGCCTGTACGATATTTTCACATCAACGACGGCCCGTAACTTAGGGATCGACGAGCAGATTGTCCGAGATACTGAAGCGCTGACGTATAGTGCAGATGAAGCGGTCGCTCTGGGGTTCGCTCACGAAGTCCGGTCTTTCGATGAAGCACTGGCCGCCTTCTCCGGCGGTCTGTCACCAACCGCAGGAGAAGAAACGATGAGCGAAGCAACCCAGACCCCCGAGGCCGCCCAGGCTGGTCTGGATGCGGCTCGCGCCGAGGGCCGGAAAGAAGGTGCTCTGGCCGAGCGTGAACGCATCCAGGGTATCCAAGGCTGCGAAGAAGCTGCTGACCGCAGTGACCTCGCTATCCACCTTTCGATGAACACTGAACTCTCGGTTGACGCGGCGAAGGGCATTCTTGCCAACTCGCCAAAGCAAGCGAAAGAGCAGGTCCAAGAAGCTCCCGCAGCTCAGGGTGCAGATTTCCGCGCCGCGATGGAGAACAACAACCCTGAACTCAACGCTGAAGGTGGCGACACAACTACCCAGTTGTCCGCCGGCGACCAGCTGATCGCTGACTATCAAGCCGCTACTGGCTTCGGGAGCAAATAAGCATGGCGAACATTCCTTACTCAGAGTACGGCTTGGCCGAACTCAACACCGACAGCTTCTCGCAAGTCGAGCTGATGTCTGGCGACACTCCTGCGATCGTCACCGATTACGGTATCATCGGCGGCTCACTGAACGTCGCTGGCATCCCGGCGTGGACTCCGGTCTTCGTTGATCCGGCCACTCGTGCGATCAGCTTGGCTGTTCACGGCACCACTGCCCCGAACGCCATCACCGTTGCCGCTACCCCGGCAGGCGTGGCTTCCACCTCGTCCGTCCCGGTCTACAAGGCTGGTTCCTTCAACATCCGTGCGCTGAACTGGCCTGCCAGTTACGACCTGGATTCCGAGCGCTTCTCTGCTTTTGCAGCAGCTGCCGGCACCCAGATTTTCGTCAAGCTGCCGTACAACGTCGCCTAATTTAGGGAGCTGTCAAATATGACCATCACCATCAATCAGTACGACACCAGCACTCTGCTGGGGCTGTACAAAGAAGTGCCGGCAGTTAGCACTTACTTCCGATCGCTCGGTTTCCAGAGCGTGATGACTTTCGAGGACGAGTACATCGACTTCGAGAAAATCCGCGAAGGTCGCAAGTTGGCCCCGCTGGTAATCCCGACTGTTCAGGGTCGTCCGGTTTACGCCGAAGCCAGCACCACCACTCGCATGAAAGCGGCTTACCTCAAGCCGAAGGACCCGATCAGTCCGGGTCGTGCGATCAAGCGTCGTCCGGGCGAGAATATGTTCGCTCCGAACACCATGTCCCCCGGCGCCCGCTTCAACGCGATCATCGGTGACATCCTGCGTGTTCACCGCGAGACCATTGACCGTCGTGAAGAGTGGATGGCCTCTCAGGCGTTCATCACCGGCAAGCTGACCTTGGAAGGTCCAGACTACCCGACTCGCATCGTCGACTTCGGCCGTGCTGCCAACCACACCGTCAACCTGACTGGCGCTGCGCGCTGGAACCAAGCCGGTGTGAACATCATGGATGACCTGCAGGTCTACATCGACCGCGTGCGTCGTGCTCCGTTCGGTGGTCCGGTCAACCGTCTCACCGTTGGTGCGAACGTGATCGGCGTGATGCTGAAGAACGACTCTGTTCTCAAGCAGCTGGACACTCAGGTGCGCGGCACCAGTGCTGACCTGAACACCGGCCTGCGCGCTGGCGAGTATGTCGAGTACATCGGCAAGCTCGGTCCGAACTTGGAACTGTGGGTCAACAGCGACTTCTACGAGTTGGCTGACGGTACTGCCGTTCCGTTCTTGGACCCGGACACCATCGTACTTAGCGGCCCGAACATCATGGGTGTTCGCTGCTTCGGTGCGATCTTGGACGAATCGGCTGGTTTCCGCGCACTTCCGGTATTCCCGAAAATGTGGAGCAACCAAGACCCGTCGGCCACTTTCGTGATGTCGCAGTCCGCGCCGCTGACCGTTCCGGTCAACCCCAACAACACGCTGTCGGCCAAGGTGCTGAACGCAGCCTAACAGTGACGAAGCAGGCGGCCTCCGGGCCGCTTCGCTTTCCACCAGGAGTTGAGCATGAAACATCTGATTGCGATTCACGAAGTTGTCTGTGACGACGAGAACGGCAAGTCGGTGGCAGTTGCCCCGGGCAAAGCCTTCTCGGTGTCCGATGAAGTGGCAGCCCTGCTTCTCGAGGCTGGCGCCGCCAAGTCCGACGACGCTCCCGTTTCCGTGCAGGGCGAAGAAGTCGTTCTGTCCAAGCTGAACAAGGCCCAGCTGTTGGCCCTGGCTGAAGACCGCAAGGTTGCCGTTGATCCCGAAGCGACCAAGGCCGTGATTATCGCTGCCCTGGAAGCCGCTGAAGACTCGATCATCTGATGGCCACCTTCCGTGAGGTGAAGCGTAAAGCTCGCTCCCAGCTGCACCAGCGGCTGGCTGAGCCTGCGCTTTATCTCACGGACCCCATCGCCTCACCCGTTGGTATCACGGTACGCCTGCACCTCGACTTCAGTCAGGTAGGCGAGCTTCTGCGCGGCGGCTTTGCCGACCGACAAGAGATGACACCCCAAATTATTTTCCTGGGCTCCCAGATTGTCCCGGTGCGAAACGGCATCGTGGTCACCAAGGATTTGGGTGCCTGGTTCGTCGACAACACGCTTCCTGCCAACGACATCACGATCGCGGCAGAAGTGGTGCGCATCACCCCCGGTCAAGCCACTGGCTACGGCTGGGACCCTCTGCTGCCCTATATGGGCCTCCCTGCCCCAGGAGCTATCGTATGACCGCAATCCTCACCAACCAGACCACCTCGGGCAGTTCTGCCAACCAGACGGCAACCGGCGCAGTGACAATCACTGCTGGCGGCATTTTCAACGGTGGCAGTGTGGTCATCGAGACCAGCCCTGACGGTTTACCATGGACTCCTGTGGCTTGGTTCGATCAACCCGGTGGGCAAATCTTGGACTTCACCTCGGGGACTATCTATCGGGCCACCGTAGTGGTGCGTAACGGCGACTCGATCAGCGTGTCTGCTGTCCCGAGGGTTTGATTATGATGGGTCGCCAGCTCTGCCGTCCGCTAGCTAAGCCCCTGTCGCGTGCAATCACTCAGGTTTCTGCTGGAGGAGGGTCAAGCGCGCCGGTATATCCACCGAAGGCCTTCTATTTTAATGACTTCAACGCCATCACCAACGCAACAAAACTGCGCGATTTGCCGGGGTGGGCGGCGTATAACTCGGTTGGCTCAGTGGCGGCAGCACGCGACCTATGGCAAGTGCAGACGAACGCTATACAGCGAATCAGTGGCACTGACTCTGCGGTTCAGCCGGGCACGTTCGTCGTTGGTCGAGATACTGGGTCGGATAACCACACGGTCAAATGCAAGCTGGTTGCGCTTCCGGGGTCTGGTGGCCTGCTAAACATTGTCGTCGGGGCGACGGCCGAAAATAACTCGATCTATTTACGGTGCGCAAATGCTGCCGGAGTGATGCAAAGCTTTATCATCGCTCGTAATGTCGGCGGCACGCTCACAACGCTGCTGACCCAAGCCCCAAGTACAAGCCAGCTCGGGCGCGCCCTGCTTGTTGGCGATGAGCTTGAGTTGCAAATAGTGGACCGGGCCGTGCATCTGTTCGTAAACGGGTTGCGGATAACGCCCTCCGCCGGAGTTAACATTGACGCGGGGACAGCTTTCGTTAAGGGTAGTATTTGCGGCTTTGGCACCGGGCAAGGCGCTACTTATGATGACGTGTACGTCGCCCAGCTGGCGGGGTCAGTGGCTATCGTTGATACGCCTATTTTCTGGCCGGGGGAACTTCTGAGTGGCCGCGAGGTGCCGCTTACTGGGTCTTACACTGGTGATGTGCAGGCGCTTGACTATCAAGTGGTCAACGCGGCGACGGGAGCGGTAGTTAAAGACTGGTCCCGGTGCGCGGCCCCGGTAATCGCATCAGGTTCTTGGCTCGCTTCTGTCTTTGTCCCTATGTGCGACAACGCCGTAAACCCGAAAGTTAGGGTTAAGGTTCGGGCCGCAAACGACACTGACGTTAAAGCCCCATCAACGATTACAGCGGTTGGGTTGGGCGCAACAAGCTACGGGCAGAGCAACTCTCACTACCGAGGTATCCCCGGATCTACGGTTTACCCAGTCAACGGCAATACCTACACATGGTCGCTGTCCGCCGAAAGCAAGTGGAAAGGGGGTGCCGCCACCACGCTTGAACGCTCACAGTTGTGGGCGCTACAGTTGTCGGAGGCGCTTGGAGTACCTGTCGGCATTTGCATAGCGGGCGTCAGTTCTCGCACAATTTCCAGCCTTGTCACTACTGAGTGGGCCGGAACAAAAGCGGTCTTCGACACGGCGGGTATTACTGGCTTTAGCTACTCGACCCTGTGGACGCAAGGAGAGGCGGAATCCGCGCAAGCGGTTGCATTTAACGTCGCAGCCTACCGTGCTAATTTTGACACCTTGCTCGGGCTGCTCGAAGAGGTGAGCATCTCGCCAACACCAAGCGTGGGCATTTGCGTTATCGGCAAAAACTCGGGCACTCACGTTTCAGGGTCAGTATTTGGCGCTGCAAACTGGTCTGCCGCCCGCCAGTGCCTATTTGAACTGACGGACAAGCCGAATGTTCATGTCGCAACCGGTCTATTTGACGCGACAATGGCCGACACCCTGCATTATGTATCCGACGCCTATGTCGAGAACGGCCGCCGCGCTGGCTTGTCTATGCGTAAGGCACTTGGTTATGGCGGCTACGATGGCCGTGGCCCGCTAATTACAGGCGCGTCGCGTGTTGGTGCAGTCGTCACGCTGCCGGTTGACCTTAACGGCGCTGCGTCGATTGCTGGCACTGGCTTGACCCACTACGAAGTGAGTGCGGACAACTTCACCACCATCTTGCCGGCAGTTTCGACAGCGGTGGTTGGCAGCAATATCGTTATCACACTGGCCGCCGATCCGGGCGCAGCAGTTAAGGTGCGCAGCTTCTACGGCATGAACTTCACAAGCCCGACCTACGCAGTGGGCACCTACGCAGACGGTACAACCATTCCGACCGAGCCAATTTATTCTGCTCTTAGTGCGCTGTAAGCCATGAGCAACGACTATGTGATTGCCGTCGAGGGCCTCGCTGATCTGCGGGACATCGACAACTTGGACGAAGCGATCGTCGTTGCTGCCCGGCAGGCGATCAACAAGGCTGCCGATCGTGGTCGCACCCGCGCAGACCGGGAGATTCGACAACAGGTTAACTTCCCCGCCCGCTACCTGAGTGAACGCCTGAAGGTTAGTCGGCGGGCCTCGGGCAGATCGCTGGAAGCGTCCATCACCGGCAGGGACCGCCCAACCTCACTGGCTCGATTTGCGAAGAACAAGAGCGCCAGCGCTGCCCGCGCAAAGGGTGGTGTGTCGGTGCAGGTTTCCCCCGGCGAGACCAAGTTTATGAAGGGCGCCTTCCTGATGCAGCTACGCGGTGGCAACACCGGGCTGGCCATCCGGTTGAAAGAAGGCGATTCCGTTCGCAACAAGAAGTACATGACCAAGGTGGGTAAGGGCCTGTATCTTCTCTATGGCCCAAGTGTTAGCCAGGTTTTTCGTTCCGTCGCTGAAGAGCAGACGGTGCCCGAGACTGCTGATTTTCTGGAACAAGAGTTCCTTCGACTGCTGGATTTGTGAGGTAGAGCTGGATGTCTGACCCTTTCCGCCTGCGGGTACTGCAATCGCTGACCACTGTTTTGGAAGGCATTACGCCTGCCAATGGTTACACGCACGACCTAACCGGGCGGGTATTTCGCGGCAGGGATATCTTCGGCGAGGACGATCCGGTGCCGATGGTCTGCATCTTGGAAGCCGTCGAAGAGAAGCCTCAACTCGCATCCCCTCAGTCCAGCGGCGAGTCTGCTGGCCCTTGGGAGCTACAGATTCAGGGCTTCGTTGAAGACGACCGCATGAACCCAACCGATCCCGCGCACCGGCTGATGGCTGAAGTTAAAAAGCGCCTGATCGAAGAACGCACTCGCGAACGTCAACGCAACATCCTCGGGATGGGCGGGCGCATTACTGAGCTAAAAATCAGCCACGGAGTAGTTCGCCCAGCCGATGAGATTTCGGGAAAGGCATACTTCTGGTTGAGATTAACCCTGGGACTGGTAGAGAATCTGCTGGACCCCTACACCTGACCCGGGGTTTCAACCTGTGGCAGCATTTTCAACAATGAGGTGAAACATGGCTAACAACTACACCCTTGGTCGTGGGGAGGTGCACTTCGGTCAATTCAAGCCGACGACCCAAATCCCACG